GAAACTTCACAGTTACGGCACGATAAGCGCGTTCTTTTAGATGCCTATCTTTCTCCTTTTGGAGCAAAAAAGATTGGGTATAAAGCAGATATAGAAGCGCGTATGATATCAGATAAACTTCTTAATCCCGGACAAGTCATAAATAATCCTTATGACGAATCGTTGTATCTGATAGCAGGTGAGCTAACAACTGTAATGCAAGAACAAAATCATGTGCAGCACATAGAAACGCACACACAGTTTTTGCAACAACCAGATTTAAATCCTCAAGCTGCTGCTATTATTGAAGAACATATAGCAGACCATCAGTATTATTTAGAACATCACGATCCACATCGTAATACTTCAGTTAAATGGGAATCTCCTTTTGGTTTGCATTGGAATGCAGGAGATGTCTTAATTGATCCGCTTGCTGCAGATGGGTTGCATGATGCAAGATGGGTAGCATTTAGAACTGTGCGGCATATTGATGAAGTGTTATACGATGACTCTTTAGACTCAAGAGATCTTGAACCTAACCATCGTATAGCAGGTGCGCCAGAAACTGAACCAGAAAAGTTTACTACAGATGATTTTGGTTTAGTTGAGTCGTATGAGATATATGCTCGTAATCATATTACTAATGAAAATACTAAAGAAAATCTTTGGATTGAAATAGCTCCGTATCACAACCGTTTTTTGCGTTATGAAAACGAATGGCCTGTACAATCATTAGAAGATTACCCTTTAGAAATACTGTCATTGCAAGATGGAGTTAATAGTTGGTTTACTAAAGGCCCACTTATTATGGGTGGTGCTGACTCTATGCAGTCAATGATGAATGAAATTTTAGACTCTTATATTTCAGTTATTAGAAAGCAAAAAAATCTATTCCTTTATGATCCTATGTTTATTAGAGAGGAAGAAATAGATGCTATCTTAGAAGCTGAAGATATGGAAGCGTTTGAAGTAGAGGGATTGGTGCAAGCACAGGGTCGTGCAGTGCAAGCTATACAGTTTGGTGATATTCCTCCAGAAAAAGGCGATATCTTACGGTTAGTCCAAAGTATGTTTGATCGGGCTAATGGAACTCCTCAACCTATTTCTTTGCCAAGAACAGATTCTGCAACTGAAGCAAATATACACGACCGAAGAACTACCGCTAGAGAAGATGAACGAGCAGAAAAATTTGCTCAATATCAAATAAGAGTCGCTCGCAAGTTTTGGCAAATGACTACTGAGTTTAGGCCAGAGCGATTATTTTTAATAGATCCAAAAGCAAAAGAAGAAGTTCGTATATCAGAGCAAATGTCTCAAGGCGAGTATTCTTTTGAGATTGATGTAAGTTCAGCAGCTACAGCTTTAGCAGTTGAACGCAAACAGCATATGGATTTAATTTCGTTGATGCAAAATTTAAATGCAACATTGCGTGAACAAAACAATGGCGTTGGACCTAATATTGGTGAGCTAGTAAAAGATCTTCTAATACGTGGCTATAGAATACCAGATCCAGAAAGAATTTTACCTTTTCTTAATATGGATGAAAATATACAGAATCAATTACAAGACGTAATTAATCCTTTAGCTACCGCAGAAGGTGGAGGATTATTGTCAGAGTCTATTGTTGCTAGCCTTGCACAGCAACCACCACAACCACAGCAACCGCAGCAACCGCAGCCGCAACAACAACCTCAGCGAGATATTAGAACGCAACCTGTTCCAAGAGCTTCTGCTATAGAAGGAGAAGCATTGCGAACAGATACCAGAGCTATGCAATCACCAAGACAAACTGGAGAAGGTAGATAATGCCAAGGCCTAAGAAAACTGTTGAACCTACGCTTGCGGAAAAAGTGCAAGACGGATACGAGTCGCTTTTAAATGCTAGGGTTTCAATTGGTGAACGTGACGATAAGCTATACGTTTTAAGTGAAGGCGAATACAATTACATAGCTAACATTTTAAAAGAAGTTATAGACGCAGGATAATTATTATGATGGGATTTGGCGAAGAAGAAACAAATGAGGTAGAATCTTCTAAAGGCCCAAACTCTATGGAAGAGGATATGGGTGCAAAGCTTGAATTAATACGTATGAAAATTCATGCTATTGAAGATCCAGAAGATAAAAGATTGCCAGAACTTATTAAAGAACGTAGACTTTTAGAAAAGACTATGTTTAAAAATAAACGCATGAAGCAAATTAAAGAAGATTTAGAGCGTCTGATGAATGATGAGTTTGATGATATGTCATTTATGCCAATAGGATATTAAAATGAACAATCCAAGACTTAAAAGGGTTCGCAAAACTCCAGAAGGAGCACCAATGCAACCCGATTCTGTTGGTGCAAGGCCAATGCCTAAAGGTCGTAATGCTACTCCGTCAAGAACTACACGACCGCAGGTAGATGCTAAAAGCAGAGAACGTGCTGCAAAAGACTCAGCGATGGCTAAAGCATCGCAAGCATTAGATGTTCCAACTGAAGCGTTAGAAGGTTTTTCATTGGAAGAGTTGCAAGTTCTTCCAAAAGCAATGGCTAAATTAGATGCAGTATTATCAAAAGAAAAATCTTCTGAGCCTATAATGAAACGTGGCTTAAATCCTCAGATGGATGATGATTTAAAGCGTGAAATGACTATTAGACAGAAAAGAAGGTAATAAAACGATGCCTTTTTATGATTATTGTTGCAATACGTGCAATCTTCAAGTAGAAGAGCGAAGAGAGTATAAAGATAGGGATGCTGTTAAAAAGTGTTCTTCTTGCAATGGTAGTTTAGTATATCAATTTCCTATGTCTGCAGCTAAAGGATATGTGCCTTTTGAGCCGTATTATGATGAATCGTTAGATGTAGACATACATGGATTGCGTCATAAACAGCAAGTTATGAAAGCTTTAGGGGTTATTGAAGCAGGTGACAAAGTTCATGGCGCAAGAAATTATGATAGCGATTCTTCAGAAGCAATTAAGCCCGTTTCTAAGCTAAGTGGTCGTACATTAGATGATCACCGTAGAGAAGCTGAAATAAGAGAAGAAGAGCGTAATAATTTTATGGTTAGTGATAATAACAATGAACTTAAAAAAGCTGATGATTTACCTTCATAAATCCCCCTCAAAGGAAAAAGTCGTATGAGCAATCAAGTAAGTGCAGTAGAAGAATTGCAGCAAATGGAAGCACAGATTAATACAGACGCAATTAATAGTATGTTGAATCAGTCTGGCACGACTGAACGCAATGGTAACGCACAAGATTATAATGGCCCCAGTGATGGACTTCCAGAAAAATCTAATAGTGCGGAGAAACTTCCTTCGCGTGGAGATGTGCTAGCATTTTTGGAGCAAAATGCTGACTCGTTGCCCGGAGGTGCTGAATCTTTTAAAGAGATTCAAAGAAGTTTATCTTCTCAATCTTCTACTAACAAAGAGTTAAAAGAACGATTAGAAGCTTTAGAAAGTGCTAGTCAAAAAACTGAAGAGCCTTCTGAAGAAGAAGTCAGACGCAAAAATGTCTTGTCTCGGATACCACGGCATGAAAGAGAAAAGTTTCAAGCAATAATTGATGAGATGGGATTGGTTTCGCGTGATGAAATTGAACATGAAAAAGCTGTTGAAGAATCAACTAAACTTACTGCTCAATCAATTGAACAAGGTATTGAACAGTGGGGTGATGATTTTGGGCATATGGATGGCGATAAGTTTGTTTGGAACTCTGAAATCTTTGATGATGTAAAAGATTTGTATCGTCAGCTTAAAAGCCCAGAACAAGGCATTACGCCTAATCATTTGTTTATACTTCACAACTTTGATCGTTTAATTCAAGAAGCGGAACAACGGGGGGCTATGGGTCAACAAGGAAATGATCGAATGCAAAAGCTAGTTCGCGCAAACTCTATGCATCGGTCTTCTTCTTCAGTTGCTCGTAAAGATCCCGATCTTAGAGAAGAGGGTGACACGCTAGAAGACATTACTGCAAAAGCAGTGAAAAAAGCGTGGAACCGTATAGTTCATAACGGTTAGATAGGAGAAATCCATCATGGCAGTAGGTGAAAGCTCTCTAACGAGAGTATATGGGCCATTGCTAACGATGACTCTTGATGAAATTCTTTCTTCGGGAATGATTCAAGACAACGTTTATGAAATGGCAAAAACGCTTTCGTGGTTTCGCTCTGGCAATCGCATTAAAGTTTTGCAGGGTGGAGAACGGATTCGTATTCCCGTAATGACGGGTACAAACGGCACGTTTAAGTGGTATTCTGGTTATGACAACCTTAATATTACTCCGCAGATTGGGCAGACTACGGCTTGGTTTACGTATAAGCAAGCTGCGGTTGGTGTAGCAATTGATGGTCTAAGCTTGCGTTCCAACATGGGACCTGCTCAGATTAACGACATTATGACCGAAAAAGTTCGCCAAGCTGAACTTTCTTTGGGTGATGGTATTGCTACCGCTATTTTTTCTGACGGAACGGGTAGTGCTAACAAGCAGCTTACTGGTTTGGCTGCTGCTGTTGACACGACTCCTACCAATACTGTTTATGGCAGTATTGATCCTGCGGATAACACTGCGTGGCGCAACCGTGCCGTTGCTAGTGTAGGTAATGCGGCTTCTAATCTGGTTAGCAATATGCGATCAGTATACAATAGCTGCTCAAAGGGATCGGAAGGGTATTCTAGCTCTCCCGATTATATTGTTACTACGCAGACAATTCATGAAGCTCTTGAAGCTTTGATTGCTCCTCGCGTACGTTACGAGCAGAATCCTTCTGGTGGCGCAGATGCCGGTATTGAAACATTGAAGTTCAAGGGTGCTGAAGTTGTTTTTGATGACTACTGCACTGCTGGTACAATGTACATGCTGAACTCAGCACACATCATGATGTTTGTTCATGGTAAGGCTAACTTTGCTATGACGGACGAAGGTTTCCAGAAGCCTATTGATCAAGATGCATTGGTTGCTAATGTTCTTTTTCAAGG